AATAGCATATTGTGCAAGAGTTTCTAATCCGTCAGGACAATCCAGTAATGCCACTAATTCTAAGTTACTAAACTATCTAATTAAGCATCAGCACTGGTCACCATTTGAGATGGCAAGTGCTTGTATCGAGATTAATACTACAAGAGATATCGCAAGACAGATACTAAGACATCGAAGTTTTAGCTTTCAAGAATTTAGTCAAAGATATGCAGATCCTCTTAAAGAATTGGATATTAGAGTAACTACAGAATGTAGATTACAGGATAGTAAAAATAGACAGAATAGTATTGAAGTTGCTGATAGTGATGAGAGAGCAACACTTTCTTTAGAATGGATGAAAGCACAAAGTGAAGTGGTAATTGCTGCAAAGAAAGCTTATAAGTTTGCGATTGATAACGGTATCGCAAAAGAACTTGCACGTAAAGTTCTACCTGAAGGATTGACTGCATCAAGACTTTATATGAATGGTACAATAAGGAGTTGGATTCATTTCATAGAACTACGTTCAAGTAATGGTACACAAAAAGAATGCATAGACGTTGCAAGAGCCTGTGCTGAAGCCATATCCAAAATATTTCCAATGATAGGAGACATATGTGAATAAGTATACTCAAGACATGGCCGGAACTGGTGATCACGTAACATTACCAGATGAGCCTAAGAAAATATATGAATCACCTGATGGTGGTAAAACTGTATATGAAAGAAACTTTGGTGAGACTGAGCGCAGGTTGATCGATGATGATCCAGAGCCTGAAAGATATTATGATTGGATATTATGGTCCTTAAGACAAAAAATGAAAAAAGATGAAAAAAAGTTTAATTAATTGAAAAAAACTGTTTACAAAGCTTAAAAACTGTAGTATAATAGATCTATAAAATGAAAAAAGCGGAGTACTATATGTCTAAACCAATATCAACATCATCACTTAAAACTTTAATCTTAACATCTAAAAAGCCTCAATATCATATTAATGTATTATTAAGAACTTTACCTTATACTATTAAGCAGGAAACTAAGAGATTAAATCCAAATATCAAAATAATAAAGGATCTTACTAATAAGTACAAAATGGTTCAAAAAATATCTATGGAGGTTATATAATGGGAATACATATCGGTAAACACGATAGGTCATCATCATGGATTGGAAGATTTGATCCACAAAATCCAGATGATATGTTAGAATATGAAATGGTTAAATCTGTGGTAAGAGCCTGTAACTCAACTAAACAAAAGTTTCGAGTTGAAAAGAAAGGTAGAAAACCAACAAATGGTTTTACTTACTTTGGTGATCCTATAGGAGGTATTAAGAATGCAACCTTATGGGATGTTTATGTTTATAAGAGGTATATATTATGATTATAGTCGATTACAGTGGCATAGCACTTGCCAGTATTATTATTAATAAGACAAATGATGAAGAACTTATACGTCATATGATCCTTAACTCACTTCGTATGTATCGTACAAGATATAAAGAAGAATATGGTGACATGGTTCTTGCTGTTGACGCTGCCAACAACTGGCGTAGGAAAGCATTTCCGCAATATAAGGCTAATCGTAAAAAGCATAGGGAAGAGTCTTCTTTTGATTGGAATGAGGCTTTTAGGATTCTTAACCTAGTAAGGGAAGAAATACTCGAAAATATGCCATATAAGGTTATTAAGATTGATGGTTGTGAAGCTGATGATGTTATTGGTACCTTAGTTACTATGAAGTCAAAGGTTGAGTTTAATCCTGAAAAAATTATGATAGTGTCTTCTGATCGTGATTTCTTACAGCTACAAAAATATCCTAATGTAAAACAATTCTCACCTTTAAAGAAAGAAGAAATGATCGAGCCTAATGCAAGGTTATTCTTAGAAAATCATATCATACGTGGTGATAAAGGTGATGGCGTACCTAACATACTATCTGATGATAATGTATTTGTCGAAGGCTTTAGGCAAACACCAATGTCACAAAAGAAAGTTGATGCTATAATTGAAGACGTAAATGAAGGTGAGTTATTATATGCAGCTTCTTGGTATAGAAATTATTGTCGTAATAAAAAATTAATCGACTTAAATGAAACGCCATCTGATCTTAAAACACAAATTATAAATACTTATGATGAACAGGACCCTTGGTCAAAGAAAGGTAAAGTATTTCCTTATCTAGTTGCCAAGCGTTGTAATAATTTGATTGAAAGTGTACAGGAGTTTATTTAATGAAACAATATGTTTTTGAAGTCCTTGAAGAGATGGCAAAACAAAGAAACCGTAATGATAAAGTTCGTGTCTTAAAAGAGAATGAGACATGGGCTTTAAAAGATATAATAAGAGGTTCTATGGATTCCACCATAAAGTGGAACTTACCGGAAGGTGAACCTCCATATACTGCAGCCGCAGCACATAGTCACCCCACAAACTTAACAAAGCAAAACGGTCAGTTTAAATACTTTGTAAAAGGTGGCCCTGGTGATAAGATGCCAAAATATAAAAAAGAGCAGATATTCATAGCTATACTTGAAGGTGTACATCCTGAAGATGCTAAGCTCGTACTTAATATGATTAATAAAAAGAAGATCCCCGGAATTTCAAAACCAGTTGTAGAGGAGGCCTTTCCTAAACTACTACAGGACTAACTCTGCAACCTAACGAAAGGTAAAGAGATGGTACTACAACAACTTGAAAAAGATTTAGAACTTCACGCATTAAAACTTAAAAAAAGAGGAAGAGTTAATCGAATGGAAAAGATCGTTAAAAAACGTAATTTTGTAAGAAAAAAAATCAAGTTATTAAAGGTACACGAGGATAAGTTTCAAATCAATTAACAAAAAAACTGTTTACAAACTGTGAAAAAAGTGATACAATTATATTATTTAAAAGGTGATTATTATGAATATTTTTATTTTGGACAAAAGTCCAGTTAAATCAGCGCAAATGTTGTGTGACAGGCACGTTCCTAAGATGATTGTCGAGTCAGCGCAAATGCTTAGTACTATACATCGAATGCTTGATGGCACACCTGAAAGACGTAGGTCAAAGTCAGGTAAAACTATGCAGCAGTACTATTCTTTTGGAGATGAGCGTGATGAAATGTATTATGCGGCAGTTCACAAATATCATCCATGCACTACATGGACAGGTAAAACTGACTCAAACTATAAGTGGCACTATGAACACTTTGTAGCCATGGCTGATGAATTTGAATACAGGCGTGGTAAAAAACATGCCACTTATACTAAACTTGGTAAGTTTCTAGAAAAAACTCCTATAAATATTCCTGTAGGCGGTCTTACCGAGTTTGCTCAAGCAATGTCTCACTATCCAGATTGTATGGTCCCAGGTGATGCAGTTCAAGCATATCGAAATTACTATCACACAGCAAAATCATTTGCCAAGTGGGATTGGGGTCGACCTGCGCCTGATTGGTGGAAAGGATATCAAGGTGCCTAAGTATACAGTAAAGCCTCTTGAAGAAGGCGATGAATATGATATAGAATGTAGTTCTAGTGAATTACAAGAATATCTTAAAAAACATAACTGCATAAAAGTTCTAAAGTTTCCCGGTGTAATTGCGCATCATGGAAGTCTCCTATCAAAAACTGATCAAGGTTGGAAAGATAATCTACAGAGAATCAAAGAAGGTTCTGGTAGAGGCAACACGATTAAAAACTAGGAGAAATAAATGAAATTTTTTATTATAGTGTCTTTTATAATGGCTAATACTGCAGCACTCGATAGACCACTTTATGTCTTCCAAAATCCAAGCTTTGAATCAGCTGGAGAGTGTAGAGATTATGTATCAGTTATGCATCAAAGAATATATTCTGCTGCAAGTGCTTCATATAATTATAAACATACACCTGAATCTATTTACTGTTTACCTTATGATGAGGTAAAAGAAATATTCCAGTATAATATTGAAAAAGAGGAAAAGAAAAATATTTAGTCATGACAAAGTTAATATCGGCTATGAAGACTTGGATGCTACAACTACAGACACCGGGAGAACTTATAATACTCCTAACGGTAAGTCTTATCCTAGTATCACAACAGTTCTAAGTATACTGAGCGAAGAAGCAATACGTGCTTGGCGAGCTCGAGTAGGTGAAGAACAAGCAGAAATAGTCGGTGGAAAAGCATCAAGGCGTGGAACTAAGGTGCATTCCATAGTAGAAAAGTATTTAAACAATGAAGACACGACAGAATTCTTACCGCATATCAGGCAAAGCCTTGCAAATCTCAAACCTATACTTGATGAGAGTATTGGAACGGTATTCGGCCTCGAGGTTCCTTTATTTAGTGATCACCTAGGTGTTGCTGGCAGGTGTGATTGTGTTGCACAGTTTAATGGTGTTCCATCAATAATTGATTTTAAGACATCAAGATATATTAAAAAGAAAGAAAAGATTAGTAACTACTTCGCGCAAGGTGCAGCATATGCAATCATGTGGGAAGAGCGAACAGGGATGATAGTACCTAATGTCGTAATCATTATGGATGTCGATCATGAAAAGCCTGTGGTCTTCGTGGAGCACAGGGACAATTATACTAAACTACTAAAGGATACAATTGATGAATACAGAACAAGAAAAATGTTTGGACACTGACATGCCAATAGGATTAACTAGAATAGTACAGCTTAGGTTTGAATTTGAAGAACTCACAAGAGGTTATAATATGTCTGAGGGTTCTGATATAAATAACATAAATTGGTTTATAGAAAATGGCCATAGGTCAAATTCTCTTCGTAATGGTTTTAAAGATGCTTTGGAAATAGCGAAGATAATAAAGGAGTACTATAATGGCTGCACAAAAGAAACTAGAAAAAGAAAGTCAATATGCGCACCTAGATATTGACGGTGATGGTATCGTTACAGATGAAGAGCTTGACATGGATGAAAGAATGATGCGCTTAGAAAATGAAGATAAAAGACAAGATGCACAAAGATACATGGCATGGTTTGCTTTAGCTGGAATGTTACTTTATCCATCAGG